GGGGCCGTCAGATTCGATACCTAAAAAATCAATTCTAATAGCACACCTTAAACATGCTCCCAGAAATACAGGCTTAACACACCCTTAGTTAGCATATGCTAACTCGCCGTTAATAGAAGAGGCCGTAAACGTCTACCACGTTCACGGCCTCTATTTTACTTACTGAATTCTGCCGGTATTTGTCACAATGTCTGCGAGCTTACTATTAGCCTCCGCAAGCAAGCCCTTCAAATCAGACAGTTGGGAAGCAACTCCAGCAATCACTTCCGCCAAATCCTCAAACTCCAGGAGCTCAACATGTGAGTATGCACCAGGGTTAGAGAAATGAACCGTTATTTTATCATGCTCACATCCCACAAACACGCTAGATGGATCATTAGCCGGCGTCGCCTGAGATGGAATACCAGCGCTCTCAGCATATTTGAATGGTCCAAAAATAATTCCATCAACTACGACCACATAAACATGCGTAGAATCACATTCAAAATCTATAGCGTCAACAGATGGCTCAATTTCCTTGAAGTAATTTTTCATTGGAACATCCTCCAAAATTAAAACTCACCAACACCAGGAAAAGTGAACTTAACGCAAATCCAGTATTTTCCTGCGCTAAAACTACCGTTAGCCCGAACACCTACGTCTGTGGCACTCTCCACAAGATTTACATCGCCAGAAGTGGACTCCCCGAAAATAAGGCTCGATTCAGCCGCAGTAAAGAAGCTCTCAACCCTAAACTTATTATTTGGGATACTGGACTGTTTGAAGGTAAGAATATTAAAGCTACTTTGGATTTGGCTGGAAAGCGTTACACCTGCAACGAACCCATTCCCTAAATCTACAACTTTGTTAATGGTGACATTACTACCAGCGCTTAACGCAACCTTGCTCGCTGTTCCGCCGATTGAATATACAGTAAAACTATTGTCGGTAGATTCGACACCTCCGGGAGACGCAACACGATCCACATACTTCTTGTTTACAGCGTCTTTATCGTCAACCGGATCGTCCAGCATAATGATTTTATGCGAGTGCATAGACATATCACGCAGGAAACCGCAAGACGTTTCCCTGGCCTGCAATAATACTTGACCCTGTCCTTTTAATTCAACTCCATCTGTTGCCATATGGATATAAGCACCGTCAGTTTCGGAATTCTTTCCACTGATACCGTTTACCCTGATAAAACTGTGGGAAGCCATATCTACATCAACACCAAACTGTGTCCTTGTACCAGTAACAGTGATATGGCTTGTGGAGCCCGCCTTAATGTTTACAGTTCCACCACCGCCAACAATATTATCAACACCGGTAATATTATTGCGCCCCATGTTGATATCGCCCTTCATCGTCCCGCCGCTCAGCGGCAAGAAATCCCCACCACCAGCCTTGCTATCCACATACGCTTTAGTGGCCGCATCCTGGTTACTAACAGGGTCCTTTACATTGGCAATTCTATTGCCCTCCATAGTCAGATACTTATCACCGCTTGCCTGAGAAAGGCCCATAACTCTCTCGTCATCGTAATTAAAACTAGCGAGCCCATTTTGTGCAGTAGACAGCGACCACTTACGTCCCGATTGTGTAGGAAGGCGCAACTCTCCAGACGAAACCTCTACTACGTTATTAGCGCCATCCCGATACACCGCAAGCGTAGCCCCGGCTACGTCACTAGCCTTAGCACCAACTTTGATACTAGAGGTATTCTCCCCATCCGGCTCCTGAGCCTCCAGCGTCACAGCGCTACCACCCGCAGTAGTCCGCTCCGCCTTCACCCTAGCCACCTTAGAGTTAAGGTTAGCAGTCAGCGCCGCATCAACGTCTGCCGCACTATGCCCGGTGCTGACGGACCCCATAATAGCGCCCTCGCCCTGAGACCCAATGACAATGGAATGGTCAGCATCGTTCACAGTAGCGCCGATATATTCAGCGTCTCCCTTGAACTTGATATTGCCATCCATCGTCCCGCCAGCCAGCGGCAGATACCCTTCGAGCTCCTCCTTAGTAGGAACCTTAGCCGGGTCGGTCGAAATAGTGTTACCGGAAATAACGATACCCTCACCGGCAACATATTCCGTACCGCCACCGCCGCCTCCGCCGGTAGCGTTCAGCACACCCTCTGGCGTAATCGTCAGATTAGCGCCAACTTTCACGCCGCCCAAAGTGGTAGCACTAGCAACCGGCAATGTGTATTCAGTGCCGTGAGTGTCAAAATACTTCTTGTTCACAGCGTCCCCGTCATCAACAGGGTCAGCAACTCCCGTGATTCTGTGGTCCATAGCATTGACGTTAGTACCCGGTGCAAGCCGCAGCTCATTGGGCGCATGAATCTCAGTGACCCACAGCTCACCAGTACCACCACCAATGCCATTCCTGTTCACATACACAGCACCGGCATCAGTGCCCACATTGATATTCAGGTGTGGAACGTCTCCACTCATATGCTGTTGGATGGTAATGGCTCCAATCTTGAGCTGTCCCGCGCCATTATCCGCATTGGTAAGCAGAGTAGCCGCTCCCAGAATACGGACATTTCCGCTCTCACTCTTCACGCAAACGTCTCCGTTATCACGGTAGAAAGCACCCTTTACCGTCTTACCATCCACGAGCTTAACAACGGCGGAGCCCTCCATCTGTAGATCACCGGTCATTGTGTCACCGGCCTTCTTCACGTACGGAAGCGGCACGTCCCCGGTAGTGAGCCCGTTGATCTGGTCTTGAAGCAACTGGTCGGCCTCTGTACGATTCACAATTTCCTTATTGAGATTCTGCTCAATTTTCAGGTCCGCATTGGCCCGATCAATAGCCTCCTGATTGATATTGCCCTGGAGCACAGCATCAGCGGCGGTCCTCTCCGCCTTCTCAGTCTCAATAGCGGTATTTAACTGCTCGTCAGCGGCCTCGCGGTCCGCGATTTCCTTGTCAATCCGCTTGCCCAGCGCCTCGTCAGCCTCCTGCCGCACCTGCGCCTCTGCCGCGTCAGCGTCCTTTCGGTCCTGAATCTCTTTTTCAAGGGCCTTTTCAAGCGCATCAATATCGCCCTCTGCTGTGGTGATACGATCCTCCAGCGCAGCAATCTCGCCATCGATTCTCTCAATGTCCGCTTGAATCTCCGCGATATCGTCCGCGTTTTTCTGCGCCAACTCCCACGCCTTATTAGCTACCTCGCTAACCTCGTCAACCTCATGGTTGATAAAGTCAACCTCATTTTTCAGGCCGCCAACTCTCTGCACCAACTGCGCAATAGAGCTTTCAAACTGGTTGCACCACCCTTCAAAAGGGCGCTTGCTAACCACCCAATACGCGGAGTTCTTAGGCATCTGCCAGTTGTCAGGGGAAGAGGTGAGGGTACCCAGATACTCCATACCGCCCCCGGAAGTTGCAGTGATAACAGCGGTGGTACATCCCATGCCCTTGAGGATATTAGCCACAGTAATACCCTGCATCCCCTGCACGTCCTGCTTGCCGCAGTTGAAAAATACCTTGTCGCCGTTGCTAGATTTATAGCCAACCGCACAAATCGCCTGCTTGGTGGTCATCCCCTTAGCCTGCTCTGTAATCTCACCATCCAGAATGATGGGAATAACAGAGCCAATGAGATCAACAACCTGATTCTGGCACAGAGTATCCTCGTCAGTATCACCACCGAAAATCTTTAGCGCCCCGTGCCGGTTGAATCCGCCGCAGAAAATGCCACCCTCAGGTGTGCTAGCCATAGGCGCACCCATATACCGTGCTACGCCCTTCCACGGCGCGTCCGTGGTTGCACTAATAATTGCGTTGGCGTTAGTCACAAAACTAACATCCTGAATACTCTGCACAAGCCCGGAATTTGTAGTATTTCCAAATGCAGGCATAAGCTTGATAAAGATAGGCTTGCCGCACTTGTCAATGCACTTCACGTTGATGACGTGATAGGGGCAACTGTCATTCTCAGAATAACCGGTTTCCATGCCAACCTCGTCCCGATCATAATACACATCATTGGACACAGCCGCGCCAACCACTCTATCAAGAGCCTCATAGCAATTACGCTGAATTTGGTTCCATCTCAGGATGCACTCATTCACCCGCCCAGCCATTTCGCACATCTGAGCTTGCACGTTAGGTCCAGGGATATTCACCACAGGCCGGACAGGAGGCGGCACAGGTGTCCCGCAAGGGCCACAAGGATCACAGGGCTTAGGCTCACAGCAATGGTCAAAATCATGATAACAATCTTTCATCAGAATACCTCCATAAAGCACCCTCTAAGGGCTTCAATAATCATTTCGTCCACGTTGATGAAGGTTTTACGGAAAGCCGCCAGCAATTCAGACCCACTAATACCAACGTACCCGCTGACAACTTCCTCAATTCCGCTTTCCTTTGTCTGCGTCTCATCTTCTTTTCTATCCTTGCTTTGCGTATGCTTTTCATCTGTCTTGCCCTGCTCGATCCCAGCCGTATGACGCTCTCCTGTTGTATCCTCAACGGTATCATTATGTCCCGTGGTATTTTCGGTGAGGTTAGACTTGCCGTTTTCATGCCAATCTTCATTATAGTCTGTAGTCCTATCTGTGTTCTCCGTTGTGTCTTCGTGGTATGTTGTATTACTCGTATAGTCCTTATTCTTTTTCTCAGTCTCTCCAACCGTCTCATTTTCAGTTTCGTTTTCCGTCACGTTCCTAGTCGTGTTCTCTGCTACCTTCTCCGTTTTATCCTCAGTATAACTATTGCTAGTATGCGTACTTTCATCGGTGTTCTGGTCCTCTCCTGTTTGCGTTGCGTTGGTCAGATAGTTCCAGACAACACTGTTCTGTACGCCTCCACTAGAATTGACATTCTTTTGAGGCGTATCCGAATAAAGCTTTGTTCCGTCCGTATTCACAGACCTATCAAGCGTACTATCGCTAGTTCCAGACCCACTTGTCTTAGTATTCGTATCCCGTGTCGTCTCTACCGTTTCATTCAGTGTTCTATCCTTAGTGAGCTCCCTGGTAATATCCTTAGAATTGTCCTCAGTCGTATTATCCACAACCTTAGTTGTAGAATCTTTAGTTCCGGTTACATCCTCGTCAACAACTTCCTTAGAAGTCTTGTCGCCCTGCTTTTCATATGTCTCTTCTGCCGTGTGATCCAAAGTGCTATCATATGCGCCAGTTAAATTCCCCTTTGTGCTTTCGTCATCCCTATGACTATTCACGAAATCCCTGAGCATGACGGCTGCCGAATTCTCACCGGAATTAGCTACCCTAAGCAGATTCTCGACGTTTCTACCATTAGTCTTGACCAACTGATTCAACATGGGATCAAACTTAATTAGCTCGCTCTCATATAGCCTGTTATAGTATGGCATAATCTTCATCAATTCCGCGTTAAGAAAATGCTTGAATCTGTCCGGCGTCTCCGCGCCGATCTGGTTAAACCAATAGTATGTTATAATCTTTCCCTCTAGGTGCTTCTTATGTTCTGGAATAAAGGTGTTCCACCAGTCGTTGAAAACTTCATACCCGCCCGAAACGAGTTCCCCCAATTCAGGGTTAATCTGGCTCGTCCCTATTAGTTGACGCACCGACGTCACCTCCCTCCTGGAAACCTTTATCCATCTCTATGAATTCTTCCATGAAGTCTTCCACGGCGTTCAACTCTACCCCAACATTCAAGCCAAACATAGCATTGATTTCCTCACATGCCCTTTCCCTGCACCACAGCTCACTCTCAATAATGTGCCGTGTGGGATTCCTCTGCCCCTGCCCCTCCGCAGAAATAAGGCGCTCTTTCTTGTCGCTTGTAAGGCTATCGATTCCTAAGCTCGTACAAAGCTGTTGCATGTAGTTTCGCACATTTGCCCACATCTCATTCAGCACACAGTTTACACCGAAATTCATAACCTTAACGCTTTCAGGGTTTCCGAACTTAGAGCCGAAAATAGCAATCTCATTTCCGGCAATTTTGTTTGCCGCCGTGATAGCGCTCTGCTTGTCCTTCTCGTCGCACTGAATTGCAAATGGCCTCTTGATAGTCTCAGTGTGGATATCGATGCTTCTGAGTGCGTTTGAAATCTTAGGCGAATAATTCCAAATAGAAAGATAGTCAGGTGTCATGGTCTTATTCGCTCTAATCAGCACACTATTATCAATGTCAAATCTGTGCCGATACTCGAAACTATACGCCTCTCTCACTACGCTCTCATAGTAGATGTTAAAAGGCCCGGGCAAAGTAACCGCCGTATGGATATACCCTAGGTCCTGGTCATTAGCAAATAGCGCCACGCCGTAAAACAACAGCGTCATTTCAAGCGCGCGTTCATTGCAACTGTCCGGCAGGCCCGTCCATCTAAACCGGCTTAACGCCATATTGATAAATCGGTTATAAATTTCTATGGTCTGCTGTGCGTTTAAGACCTCCGCCCTAGCTCCGTTAGATGGGAATACTATGCCCGGAAGATTTGCACCGAAAAAGCAATCAAACAATCTTACCACCTCCTACACCGGCGCAGAATCCACGTTGTATTCCTTTGCGCCGTTTGTATAATCAAGTCCCTCTCCGTTAGGTCCTTTTACGTTCTGTATCTCTTTGTCTATGGTCTTACCTAGCACAATCGTAACAGCCGTTCCGATAGGCGTTGCACATATGGTCCAACAAGCCAAAGCTCCCGTGTACTGATACTTGATAGACAGCAGAGCCAGATAAAACCCTCCAGCCAACAAGCAGGCTAAAAACAACACCACAATCCAGCCCAAAATCCTACTATACAGTTTAGAGAACGGCCCATTGCGCTTTTTAATCCTCATACATAATACACCTTATTCCATATTGAACTGCCACTTCATGTTCAATGATGCAGTCTCTATGCTTTTCCCACCCATTCATAAAATAAGCTACACTAGCACCGGCCATCCTCTTAATAGATTCACCGATATTCAGAATCGGGTCAGAATAACTAACGCGTGGTTCAATAAACTCTATATTATAATCGCCCAGCCCATGGAACAATCTCAGTTTTGCCTCCTGCCTTCTCCTCAAAACATCTTCCCTGGAAAATCCAATCATGGGCTGTGAAATAAATACTTTCATTGTAACGCCTCCTAAACTAATATCGGATAATAAACTGTCCTGGTCTGGTCTTTTATGAGCTATACTGGTCTTGCGAGGCATATCTCCAGCGATAACTTACGATAAATAACTGCTCTGGGCTGGCCTTTTATGGCCTAGGTTATTCTGTCTAGCCCAGTCTAGCCCATCACAGAAAAGCTCTGGTATTTAATGTGCGGGATATTACACGACTTTTCTGGACTCGACTTGACGGGAGTTGACGGTAGACGCCGGGAGTTGACGGTAGTTTACGGCACGGGATTTCCCAATGTTTTATTGAAGGCTTTAAGAATGGTAACTAATTGTTCTCTATTTACAAAATCCTGCCACATGTAATTTCCTTCGTATCCTGTAATAAGACCGTTTCTAATTGCCCATTCTCTGGCCTCTTCTGACCAGTTCTCTGCATCATTGTCCTGTAGTGTCTTACGGTATTCTCTTACGATCTCTTCCGGGGATGCTCCACCGGCGCTTTTCAGGAGTGCATATACATCTGTTCTAAAGTCGTTCATCGTTTTGTTGTGCATTGGAAACCAGTGCATAACGTCAGCGTGATTGGATGCTACCCCTAGAGTGAAGCCCTCAGAGTGACAGATTAGGACATCCTCTTGTGATGGGTCCAGCCTGTAGAGCCTACATAGATAGGCGCAGAGTTCTATAGCCTCTGTATATACAGCGTTGAAATAATCTGGGTCTGTAAGGCCGTCCTCACAAATCTCAAAAGAGATATAGGAGTTATTTGCCGATCCCCAACGACCTGAACCGGCGTGCCACGCGCGCATGTTCCATGGGAGGGTCTGCACGGTGGCAATGGAACCATCTTCCAGCTTGCCAATAAAGGCGTGTACGCAGGTATCAATGCCGGGGTGGTTCCAGTCATTACCGTTCTTGTTTACGCCAATACCGTCTTTGTCTGGCTGTACGTAGCGTTTTAGGGATGGGTTGTTTGCCCCTGTGCTGTGCACCATAATTCCTCGGATGTTCAGAGGCTTTCCTGCTTTATAACAATCGTTATTCGTCAGGTAGTTTCTGATTAGATGCATCGTTGTACGCCTCCTTTAGTTCAGCGGTTAAGGCCGCGTTTTCTTTTGACAGCTCCATCAACTGGTTATATAATTCTGCGTTTTTCGTTTCCGCGTATTCTAGGTCGTTTTGAAGTTCCTGGTTGTTGCTCTTGGCACTTTGAGCACCGAAAAAGAAAGCGATAACAACAGAGTATATGGTCATAAAGTCTTGTGAGATTGTCTGTTTATATGCCATAATGCAAAACACGATTGTCAGGGCGATTGTTACTAGGGATTTAACGGACATGAGGTTAGCTAATCGTTTCAATAGATTGGTCATATAATCCACACCTCCGCAGTGTATTTTACTAGGTTGAAAATGATAATCATTCCTGTGAGGGATACAATAATATTTACTACTAGGTATGTCACCCAATATGCTGTATGGTTGATCGGTTTATTTTTGAATACTGTTCTGAACATAATGTGGTGTAGACGTTTTCCAACCGGGATTAGTAGCATATAGATTGCCAGATAAATGAGCACTAGAGCTACAACTGTTATAAACTCAATGGTCATGTAGTACCTCCATTTTGCCTTGTATGTAGTTCACTGTTGCTGTAAGTTCTTCCACTTGTTTTGATAGGGTGCATATTTTAGATTCTACTTGCTTTATTCTCCACTCTGTCACCTTGTTGGCTGAAACAATTCCTGCGTAAGTTCCAACTAGCGTTCCGATTAGAGAGAGTATAGCAACAATTACAGTTTCCATGGCAACCTCCTAACTCTTGTTAGCGGACGGGTTGGAAAAGTCACCGATGGCTCTGGCTCCTACGTTCCAGAATGTGACACCAGCATTTAGCATTGCTTCAATGCGCTCTCTGTAGATGGTTGGAATAGCACCGGATACGTGGCCCTCAGAAGTCTTAACAAAATTCCAGCATGGACGGCTGTTGCGCTCTGGAACTTTCAGCCTCATAACCTTGTAGCCGTAGCGGTCGAAAAAGCTATCAACTGATTTCATGATGCTCTCGTTGCACATGTACCAGCGGAATTTGAAGCCGTATTGTCCAACGGCAGCGGCAAGGATTGAGTTTCCTGATGTCTGGCCGGATACGGTTGCAGAGCCTTTTTCAGCCGCCGCCATGCTATTGGCCATGTTTGCAAATCCCATTGCGGAGCTACCTAGTAGACCCGCACCGGCGGCTGTTCCTGCGCCCGTCATAATAAGACCGGCTCCTAGCAGTGCACTTCCAGCGTTTTTGGCCATGCTTGCAACCATACCTATTCTGTTCGACACAGCGTATTGCGCCCAAGCATTTCCTACCCATGCAGACTGTGGAAAGTCAAGGATAGCGCACCCATATTCGCCGGGGTTTCCTACGTAATCGTATGCATCTGGCGTTGCGATTATTCCGCCGCCTGCACCGATAAATCTGCCATAGATATGAAAGTTAAATGAACTTAGTGATCCGCTCATTAGTTCTGGTTTGTATGTTACTGTTTGGCTATTCATTCCCTCTACTTGAGCAACACAGAATTGTGACGTATAGCATTTTGCGTTGTTTAGTACGTCCATAGAGCCTACTTCTCCGCCTGTCCACGGCGGAATTGTTTCAACTGCTTCTGATAGTTCGCTTAAAAAGTCACTAGGTACGGAAAATACCCCTATAATGTTATTTATGTCGCCCTTTGACGATTCTGCTACTGCTTGTAAATATGCGTTTACTTCTGCTGCGGAATTAAATCGCATCATTGTGAGGCCGTCATATATTCCGTTTTTCGTGCCAGCGTTAAAGTTTGGATTTCCTGCGGCGTCGTAAGGTGTGAACAAAATATAAGTGTTTGGTTGGTATGCAACTATTTGGTCATATGTAACTTGATCGGGCGTTCCGTTAAACTGCTCTGCTACTCCTACGTTTTTAAAGTTTGGAACTCCTCCGTTCCAGTCTTCTGTGACATGCTCTCTTTCTACTAGGCTGTACGATGTAGGCCAATTTATGTCGCCGCAGTAGGTGCAAAATGCGTCTACTTCAAAATAGATGGTTGTTGTGTTCGGGTTTACCCACTCAATTCCTGTTATGTTTGCAATAATCCAGCGCGGCCCGGTGCCGGTATTTTGCCACATGATAATGTCGCATGTCAAGGCATCGTTGTAATTGTATTCGACACGGCAGTATTGTCTTTCGTCCGCTCTCTGATATGAGTATTGGGTGAAGGACGCCTTTACTTTTCCGGCTAACCACCCTTGCATAGCGGCGTTGGATTCAAAGTAGGGTTTATTATACTGATCTATGCCTGTATTTGTGCACAGATATATAGTTGTTTCGGGCCTCCATAATGCCATGGCTTCACCTTCTTTCTATTGGGAGGGGCTTTCGCCCCTCCCAAAATTACTCTTACGCGGTGCGGAGGGCCACACAGTTGTGGAAGGGAGACAGAGAGAAGGTGTCCCATGCGTGCAGCCAATAATTCCAGTTCATAGCGGACCCGTTATAGAAGGTGGTGAAACGGCGGAGCTTTTCGCGAATCTGGAAAGTTTTAGTGTCTGCCAGCACTGCCAGTGTCTTTCCATCGGCGCCCAGATCGTCAACGATAATCTGTCGGGCCAGGTAATCAGAGTAACTGAGATTAAACGCCGCGCTCAGTACCTCAACACCGATATTTGCGGCTACGTCTGCGCGGATGATGATCAACTGATCTTCGATGGGGCTCCATGTTACGCGGTCGTTTCCGGTACCTCCCATCAGCTTATAGTTGTTGTAGGCACTGGAGGGGAAGGTGAACAGCATGGACATATTGCGTAGCTGGACTTGGAACTGCTTGCCGGTGGCCTCGTTGTTGGGCATTACTGCTGTAACTGTTTTCAGCTTTCCATCAGTAATTGCATCAACAACTAACTGTTTGGTGTACTTGAATTCATCAATGGTGTTCGCATTGTAAAGACTGTCTACAATGCCCTGAATGAGGTTTTCAAGAGCGTTCCAGGATACGAAAGCGTTTGTAAGCTGCTCGTTGTTGATGGTCACGGGATATTTGTCCTGTCGGTTCAGCCGATACCACGCGGCGGCTACATCGGGCTTTGTCATTTTCAGAACTGCGGCCATACCGGTTTCAGTGCCGTCATATGCCTGAGCGGTAGCCGGATTCACGTGGGCTTCCTCAACGTCAACACCAAGAGGCTCAGCGTTTTTGCGGAGCATAGACAGAGGGTTGTTCCACATCTTGCGGTAAAGGATGGTAGCAACGATCTTGTTAACCAGCGCACTCAGAAACTCGTTTGCCATTGCATCATATGCAAGGATGGGGTTTCCCACGTCAGCCAAATTGGAGGCAGTAGCCAGAGGCACCGCCGCCTTGTAAGCGTCACTTGCGTCATTGCGGATTGCGTTCATCATTTCAGGGCTTGCAATAGGATTGTTCTTAGTTGCCATTGTTATTATCCTCCTTATAGAGATTCTTTAGAAAATCGTCAACTCCTACCGGATCATCTTTGGGGGTTTCCTTAGACTTGTTCTCAATGGCCTCAGCCTGAGAACCAATTCTGAGAAACAGGTCCATATTTGCACTCTTGAGCCGTTCGTTTTCCTTGGTGACGTTCTCATTGCTCTGCGTGAGCTGTTCCATTTTCCCGATATTGTCAATGATAACGTCTTGCATCTGGCTCAATAAAGTCGTTAGAGTAGCCTGATCCCCTCCTGCGGAGATAACCGCCTCTGAAAATTCCCGGAAAGAATCCTGAGTAAATTCATATGCCATTTTGTAACCCTCCATTTGTTATAGTAGCTTTCTTAGTATAGGCCACGCCAAATTCTTTACTTTTTGTGTCTCAAATCTTAGCATACCAGCTGAGAAAGCATCCATTATACCTTTAATAACTATGTTGTTCCTTGTGGCTAATACGGTTGAATTGTTGTGGTCGTTTAATGTTAGGCTTATTGTTATCTTTCTTGTGTCATCAGTTTTCTCTGATAGATAGAAAATACCAGAGTTCATGTCCCTATACACGCCAATTTTGAAGCCGTCTATTAGTATCGTTGTAACATAGAAGCAGGCTGTAACCATCTTTTCAATGAATGAATCCGTATCTAGCAAGAACTCGTTGTCCATTGAATAGGACCCATATTCTGTTCCGTCTATCAGACGTCCAAATCTGGTTTGTTTTACGTGATTTACATAGGCTGGGTTTGTAACTGTCTCTAGTTGGATATCCTTTAATAGTTTTCTCTTCTGCCCTTTTTCTAATGATAGGTTAAAATATAGGAAATAAGGGTTACTGAATGTGACGGCGTTACTCAAAAATAATACGGGAATGTCTCTATCTCTTGATATTGTTGAGTAACATTCAAGAAAGGTTACAACTTCGTTTTGAAGGTAGCGATATGCGCCTGCTCCGATTATGAATTCGTCAAAGATAATCAATGTAACGTTTGGGAACGGCATTGATTTAAGCATAACCGCTTTTGACAGCGGGAAATACCACCCTGCTATTTCGTTGTCTATCCTAAATAATCCCCTATCTGCCTTAAAATCGTGATCCGGGAACTCCTTCATTATATCATCGAAAAAGTTTCTCATTTGTGACTGAGGCATTTCTGTGTCGTACCTTCTCAGATATACAAATTGTTCACCCTTTTCGATGAAATTTTTTATTGCTCTCTTTTTGGCTCCGTATGTCTTGCCAGCGCCACGAGCGCCTACAACAAAATTAAATAACCTGTTTCTTGAGAGCGTGTCATCTGCATTGTAATACATGGACGTGTCCTTATTGTCCACTTTATCACCTCTGTAAAATAAGGGAAATCCTTGCCCTCCACTGTGTCAGCACACCACCGCCAATTCCCACCCGGGAAGGCTCTTCGCCCCGGTGCCCCGGACGGGGACACTAGGAAAGCAAGGACCCCTCTAGGGTATTGTATCATAATGAAAGCGAGTTGTCAACCCCTTTTGCCTTTTTTATTTTGAAAGTTGTCTCCTTCAAAATGACGCCGCCGGGGACGATTTTGGGAAGGAGTTTTCCGTCAAATACTGCTCCTTCTGTAAATTCGCTTTCAGTTATTGTCTCTTTGACGTTCTTAGGCATACCGGCACATTTTATGTTGATTTTTTCTTGATAGTCTTTCCCTAGCGTTACTTCTAGGTAGGTTTTCTGACGTATAAATTTGGCCCGAATGAATGTTTCTTCTAACTTAAATGCTCCTAGGGCTTTGTTGTCTACCCACAGCCCTTCCGGCGGCTCTGTTCCTGATACGTGTAGACTGTCCGTGTCTGCATATATGAATCTATCACCGCAAATTTGTGCTCCGCGGATTATCTTGTCTCTGCAATAGGCTGTTATAAAACAGGCCATTGGGATATATCCGCCTTTTCTTATCTCCTCCTCTGATAGCTTAAATCCTACTCTTCCATCTTCCCTTAGATATGGGATGCATGACTTTCCTCTTTTCTTTGATCCGAATTTTCCGTACAGAGAGTTTAGCATTAGTTTCGCTATCTTCTCGCGCCCGGGGTTTCCCTCTATTCTAGCTTCGGTCTTTTCGTTGTACCAATAGTCTATGTATTCGTCAAATAGACCGTGCGTTCCTTTTAGCATATACCCGCCGCACCATTCTATGACGTTCACGTCATAGTGATCAAATACTAGCTTCTCGTCTACGCTTGTTAGGTATAAATAGGTTGGCTCTATCGACTGTGTTAAATACTCTGTATCATGGTACATGAAATGACCTTTTATCTGTATGCATGGATAGTGGTTTGGTTTTAACTTGAATTCGCATAGGATGCATTGTATGTATAGTGGGTACATCGGATTTTGTTTGTATCTCTCTGGAAAATATACCGGCTCTCCGTATGGAAGTAGGCAATTTTTCATTGCCCACGGATACATTGAATTTACATCAAATACGGCTCCCTCTTTAACTTCCTTGTCTTTGTATGCTGGGTTTACAAATGTAAATCCGCCTTTATATGCTTTCTTGAAGTCTGTGAATGTTGGCAAGTCTAGTTCCGGGTATCTTGCCTTATACTCGTCCTTACCTAGCCTGTGTATGTAGTCGTTTAATGCGTTGGACCCAGTCGTCAATTTTGTTTGGTTGTGGTCGAACATAAATTTAAGCGCTTTTGCTAATATTATTACGTCGTGAGAAATGTAGTCTTTTTCTTCTTGCGTTAGTATGTGGCCTATTTCTCTGTCCTCGTGGTAGTCAATTTCTAGCTTCTTTTCCTCGATCCCGAAAGATTTGGGCATATCAGATATTGGCATTGGAAGTATTTTTAGCGAATCTGTTATTTGTATTTCATCCTCTGCCCCTGATCCCCTGCATGGTACAAAACGCACTTGATACCACTGCCTCATATCTGATATCAGGGTGCTAAATTCATTTGGGTGTATCTTCCTTTCTTGTGAGTGCGCGAAACAATGTTTAAGCAAATAGTCTACTATAAATGTGCCGTCAAATTTCAGGTTGTGGAAGTATATTTTGCCATGTAAGTTTGATATGTATTCTATGAAGCTGTAAATCGTTTCGCCGTATTCTATAGTTTCGTCTATGTTATAGATATCGCAAATGCACCACGCCCACACCCGGCAGTCGTCTGGATTTGTGGTTGTTTCAAAGTCAGCCGCATAGACTGCCATATTATAGGCTTTCCCATAGCCCCAGAATATAGGCTAGGTTATTCATAAATAGTTCATAGTCCGATATTATATCTATCCTTGTTTCTGGTATGCCTATGGAGGCGTCTATAACGTCTTTTGATGCACTTGCTACTAGCCCAATGATCTGCATTATCAGATTTGTAACTTCGGGGTCTTCGCCGTTTGTCATGTTCCATAATTGAAGTGCCTCATATGCGTGTCTAATATAGTTTTGTCTATATGCCTCTGTGAGAGGGTTAGCGTCTGCCGGCTCTAGAAACTCTGTTTCTAGTTGCTGGCGCTTCTCTTCGTCAGCTATTATTTTTGAGAGAGTTACGGGCCTTGTGCCATATACGGGCTGTGTTGGAAATCTCCCTAGACGCTCTTGCGCTTCTGCCTGTGTCGCAACTCTCTTTTTACGCCGTCTGTTTTCTTCTGCTACTGAGCGCCTTATTAAATCAAGGGAAGCCTTTGCTATTGGCCGCCCTTCAAAGGTTGTTAACTCTAGCCCGGCTCTATCAAATCTCTGTAATGTCTCTATTCTGCGCTTGAATCCCTTTGCCGATTTTATTTTGCCTGCTTCCTCTGTATATGAAAGTTTCGGTGGTAAATATTCTCTTAGTTCTGGAGACGTTCTTTTAATTGCCGACTGCAAGCGCCTGTTATAGTTCTTTATCTCACTTTGTAGCTTTTTCAGCTGTTGTTTTGTTGGGTTATAGACACTTTTATTTTCAGCTGATCCTGTTGTACCTCTTTTCCTCCGTGCCATACCCTGACCCCCTTCCCAAATGTTGCGATTTGAGCGAGAACTAAAGCCGCGTCTGGGTCGATCTCACATGGTAGGCGAAATTTCTTTGAGATAAAGTCGGCCCCCTCTGTTAAGATGCGGCTTGTATTTTCGGATACTGTGCGGGATGCCATTTTACACCTCCTTTGATTAAAGGGAGGGGCTTGCGCCCCTCCCTAGATTGAATAACGGGACGGATTTGTTAGGCCATGAGCTTCATGGTCAGAGTGTTGCCGTTGCTGGTCTTAATCTGCTCAATGGTAACTTTCAGACCCTCAGGGAAGTGCAGGGTGCCGAAAATGTTGAAGATGTTGCGGACGCTGTTGGTGATACCGGAAGAGGTGGCCGCATATGTCTCGCCGTTATCATCAATCAAGATAACGCGGATTGCATCACGCTCAGCAGACCGGCCGCGGTCGTTGATTTTGCACTTGACCATGATAACATCGGTCAGGCAAATGGGCTTGTTGACCATGTCGGCAATACGGGTCTCAGGGGCGTTGATGGCGTTGTACAGCTTGATCTTATCATCGGGAGATACGGGGTCGAAACTGACAAACATGTCAGAAGTTTCGGAGCCGGTGAACGCCTGCATCTGCTTATTCATATCCATTGTTGTTTCCTCCTAAAATATGATTGTTTACTGATTGTTCTTTGCGGGGACTTCTTCGGCCAGTTCCATGAACTTGTCAAGGGACAGGCGGTAGGTATGAGGCACGTTGTCGATCTTATAGACGATCTGTGCGCCATGCTCTTTCAGAAGCTTCTTTGTCTCTCGCTCGCCCAGCTTCTTTTCGCTGGAGATGTCAGTTACGGGGATAATGGTGGTTGCGCCTCCGTTGTTCTCGATGATCCCCAGATGATAGATATAAGTATCTACTGTTCTGGTCATGTACTTTGCCATGGTTTTTCCTCCTGTTCAAGTTCTTGCTTTCTTTAAATTTAGAATCGCGGGGATTTTACTCGCTTCCCTCTTTACTGTTAAAAATGTACCGTTTCGACATATTGAATTGTGGAGGGAGTGTTCACTTCCTTTCATTTTGTGATTGGAGGGGAGCGGGTTTACCCCGTGGGGTCCGGCCTGATGACCCTCAGACCGGCTAGGAAGGGTTAGGTATAGATTCTTCGGCGTATCTCGCACACGAATTCATCTATTTTCTTGTGGTACCTAGCGATGTCTAATGTAGCATCTGCATAGCCTATTTTCTCGCCCTCGTTCGAGCAGTCTTTTTCTTTACGCTCTATTGTGCGCTCTAAGTCGTATATGAAATAGTTCATGCAGGCTTTTAGGAAGCCTATTCTGTAGTCTTCATAGTTACTTACTAGTAACATTGTATCCTCCGTTTCTTCTCGTTTTTCTCGTGCTTCTAAATATCGTTCGGTAGTTCTTCTTTCAATATATGCTTCTATGCATTTGCGGTTGAATGCGATTTCTGCTATCCCAGCGTTGTAACCATCCTCTTGCTCTTGGTTGTTTCGGCATGAGGAATTGACCATCTGCACATAGTCCATTCTTCCGTATCCATAGAAAATGAAGTTATAGAAGGCTTTGAATCTGCCTACTGCGTAATCATCCATCATTTACCTCCCTGTATGTACGCACGAATTCATCATGGGAAAGCACGCTTATTTTGCCTTCGGGGTCTAATAGAATCCAATCGCCGGGTACGGCAAGGCACGTCTTGCCGGGTAATACGATTTTTAGTTTTAGTTCTACGCCTTTTTCGCTGTGTTCTCTACTTGCAAACACTTTTCCACGATTCAATAGGTCCATGTACCATTTGGGAGGGATATGCTTCCCAAATCGGAAGGCGCTAACGGCTCGCTCTCTTGTGACGTATTTCATTGGGTTTGTCCTCCTCTCTATGATGTATTGTAGCAAGGAAATGTGAACTAGTTATGAACACGGCATGCGGATTTTTCATGGGTTTGTGTAAAGTATTGTTAGCTTACGCTAACCGGGTGTGCGGCGGGTGGGCCGTGACTGCGAACAAATGTTCGATTTGTTAAAATTTTAACAAGTGGGGTGTGTGGGCATGAAAAAGTGCCCGGTTAATACCGGGCACTTTAGTAAGGTTAATAGCGGGCGCTTAATTGCCATACGCCATGTTGGCGGATTAGATATAGCTGTGAATTGCAATACCTAAAGAAATTTGCGGCTATTAGGCAATGCTTGAGATCGGGTGTTTCGACAATGATGTGGCGTTTCATTTAATTGCCCTCCTTAAATAGATATCACTTTTACGCTGATCAATTCGCCGTGAAGATTTGCGATGGCTGTTATTAGAGAATCATATAGCTCAAACGTAGTGCAGGTTGAGTCTTCCTCGCCATCAATGCGCCATTTTACAAATATCATTACTTGCCCTCCTCTTTCTCAACCCTCTCAGCGTTTTCTAGGAAGAAGCCCATGGACATACGGTAGTAGTGGACTGTTTCGGTGCAAGAGTACATGATGACGTTTTCTCCAAGGTCTTTACAGCGGCGTTTAAGCTCGCGCTCTCCAAGCTTATTATAGCTCTCCATTGTGCAGATGTTCTTAATCTGCGTGCCAGACACGACGCCAAAGTTGTAACTGTAGCAAGTGATTCCCCTGGTGATGTTTTTCATTGTTGTGCTTCCTTTCTTTTCTGTTCGGCTTTGTAGGTTCATTAGATTGAGGCTTGTTGTCCCCCTCTCTGATTATAGTATAGCAGATGAGCGCTTATTTGTCAA